AGAAATGACGACAGAGCCGACAAATATTTCTCCATAGGTCAATGGTATCGGAGTTCCAGCCCTTGTGACATTTTGGATTCCACTAAAATTAAATGAAATTCTAGGGTCATCTGAAGATTGAAAGTCTGGAGTTTGTGGTTGTGGAGAAAGCATTTGAGCAGCCCCACTGAGAGCTAAAAGTCCACCACCAAAGACTAAAGCTTTACTAACCATCACTCCATAAGAAAGACTACCGATAGTTCCTGTACCAAAAGTTATGCCTCCTTTAAGTAAACCCCCTGCGCCTATTGATGCGCCACCTGTAGCAAAGGCAAAACCAATTAATGCAATCCCTCCAAGTATTCTGCCTACTCCTCCAGAACCTTGAATTACTGGAATAAAATGTATATCACTATTGCCGCATGGAAATAAAAACTCTTCTTTTTCTATTGAGTAATTTCCAACTTTTACCTGATAATTATTTTCGCTAATATGTTTTTCTAAACCTTGGAAATTTGATAATAAAAATCTGACAGCATTTGCAGGGTTTTTGACTGCTGTAGTTGAAACATCAAATTCTTTACTTCCTACAAATTCTGCAAGCTCTCCGTAAAGTTTGATTTTACGCAACATAACGTAACCTCTTTCCTGTACATTTGAACAACCATTCTGAGTATGGTTCTTTACAACTTAGTCTATCTGCTAAATGATGTAAGATTTCATCACCTAAAAATAAAGCAACATGATTTAAACCTTTTCCCATAATACTCATAAATAATAAATCTCCAACCTCTAATTTTTCATCATTCCTAAGTTCTCTAAAACCTGTTCTCCAAGCACACGCATCAAACATAGGATTCTCATTGAATTTAGAATGTGAAGGTGGTCTCTCCCAATCACGCAAAATAATATTTTTTTCTTCTTTATACCAATCTCTAACTAATGACCAGCAATCAGTGACACCAAAAACGTAAGGTCTGCCTATCAATGGAGCTTTAAATCCAGACGGTTTGCAATATCCCCACTGTTCAGTTTTTGGATTAACAATATGCCATTCTAAATTACTTTTCTCACAACTAATTCTGTCAGCTTGACTTGGTATTGGAGGTGTTAATGGATGGCTGTGAACAATAGCAATAATTTGACCAGTATTATCTGCTTTGACGTAATCTTCTGGATCAATCATAAAACATTGATTATCGTTAAGTGATAAATTACGGCAAGAAAAATATCGTTGTTTTCCTTTGATATTTAATAATAAACCACAGCTTTCTTTTGGGTCTTGATCTTTTGCATGAGCAAGAGCAGCTTCTTTCCAGTTCATTGTTTAAAAGTACCAACAGCAGGGAACAAAGTTCTTGTGCATTGACGTTTCGGGGCGCGAATACCCATTAAATCAAAAATCGCACTTAGTTCCCATGTGACAATTTCTCTATTTTCGGCTGTTTTTCTATCAATAAAATAAACTTCTCTTGGAAATTCTGCACTAGGATCAGCTGTTGCGTTTGTATTATCAGCAAAATTGACCGCATCCAAGAATTTAGCTAGTGTTCTAAGTCTAGTCACTTTAGCTCCTGACAAATCATTTCCAGTTGTAGTTTCATTAACCGTTAAAAGTATTGCTGATATGTTTGGTGTAGTTGCTAAATTTGATATTGATAATGATGGTCTTGGTAATTGACCACGTTGATATGCAAATCCATCAGCTTGTATTGGAAATCTATAATAAGAATTTCCCTTCCATGTGATTAAACCGTTAGCATTTAAACTACTACCATTATGAAATCTATAAATAGTATTTGAGCCATGTATTGCAGTTACTAATTCCAATTCAAAAAGCTCTATAATTGCAGACGGATTTATTTTTGATAACTCATCAAAAGTACTACTAAAAGAAATGTAAGTAACAGTGCCGTCATAAACAGTATTCCCAACATATTGTGACCACTCAGGTTCGTTAGATCCTGTTGTACCTCCAGTAACAACACGGAAAAACATTCCATTTGCACCTGTTGTAGACGCAATAATAGTATTTGTTGATAAAGTTGCCCCCGCAGACCAAACAGTAGCAGCAGTCAAGGCTCAAACACCTCTCTAAAAGTAACTGAAACAGAAGCTAATCCAGCATAGTTTATGCGTTTTACATAATCACCATCAACAACAAATTTACCAGCAGTATCATTTGGGGGTGTAAAGTCAAAACTTTCATTGTCAAGATCTCTAGCTTTTAAAAATGCAATTAAAGTATCACTTTGAGTTTCAGTTATGTCGTTAAATGGAAGAGTAACAAATCTAGGATTTTGATGTGCAGCCACTCCAAAATTCAACCTATGCTCATAACCATCAGCATAGCGAAGAATTTTTTTTACAGGTCGTTGAGTTATTTGTACTCCAAAGTTAGGAGATAAACCAACATCATTATTAAAATTTGCCATAATTTATGCGAGTATGCCTCCCGGCCTTTTTTGACGAATAAGTTCAGATTGAACTGCTACTCCTATCATTTTACCTAACTGTCTACCCTCATTCTCATTACCCTCAGCGTTTGACCCAGAAGCGTCAACATTTACCACTATATTACCAACACCCCCACCTGATGCTTGCACTCCTAGTTTGCCGTTAGAACCACGTTGCAGAGGCATTATCGCTTCAGCCCCAGCCTCTCCCATCAAACCCATTCCGTTCTTCATGGGAAAAACGGTTGGACGTGAGACGATTCCCCCATAGGCATATTTTTTAACTTGTTCTCCTCCTGATACAACACCGCCATCCGCAAAAGGTAAAAATGAACTTAACCAACCTGTAAAAGGTTTCATTATTGCTTGTTGGATAACGATTCTTATCATGTCGTTTATTATTGATCTCGCTAAATCTCCAAAAGCTAGTTTTCCAGTAGTCACAAATGTTACTAGAGCATCTTCCATTCCTTGAAAGGCATTACCCATTGCTGATTTTATACTTCCCGCAACATCTTTAACTTTATTTCTATAGTCTTCTAATCCTTGTTTCATTCCAGATAAAACTTCATTTTGTTTATTACCAGTATCTTCAGTAACTCCTCCAGTAATTTGTGATCCAGATAAAATATTATTTCCATTTCCATCAGTTCTTCTTCCATCAAATTGCGATGGATCTATTTTGTTTATAGTTGCTGGCATTGATAATAAAAAATCATCCCCTGAGGCTCTGTTGTTTTTCCCAATTAAAAATTCTCTTAAAAATTTTGGCATTGAATTAAAACTCATAATTATATATTTTTTTATTCCTTCTCCAACCGCCTTTAAAAAATCCATTATTTGAGTCCTAAATTTATATATAGTGACTCCTAATGCTGTTATAGCAGTGACTCCTAAAATTGCCCAACCTACAGGGTTTGTTGCGTGAAAAGCCAGCATTGCAACTTTTGCCGCTCCAAGAGCTTTTGTAAGAAGTGCAAAGCCAGCAGCAACCTTTGTAAAAATTAAAGATTTTAAACCTACTGCGTTTAATGCAATCATTGTTGTTTTTAAACCCGCAGCAGCAAGCCCCGCAGCAGCAAGCCCCGCACCGAAATCTTTAACAGGTTTTGGAAGTTTTGAAAAATCTGTTAACAATTCATTTAATATTTTTGCTAAAGGATCTAAAACACTTATAAAAGCAGCACCAATTTGATTAGTTAATATTTGAAAGTTACCGCCTAAAATTTTTGAAGTTAAGCCAAAACTATCCATTGCTTTTCTAGTTTTATCAGTTTCCCCTGCACTGTTTCTTATTTTTTCAAATAAAGATGTTATATCTGTGTCAGCAGAATTTAATAACGCTAAGAACTTACTTCCCGCTTCAGTTCCAAATAATGCTTTAGAAATTTCGGCTTGTTGACCAGTATCAAAATTTCCTAAATTATCCCTTAATGCTCTTATAACCTCATCCATAGGTTTAAGATTTCCTTCCGTATCTAAGATGTCAGCACCTAAAGCTTTCATAGCAGTAGTTAACATTTTGCTTCCTCTTGTTATTCCTAACAATTCCCCCTCAGTACCAGTAGCAGCAATTTGCAATCTAGATAAACCACTTCTTAAAGCAGTACCCGCTTCACTGCCTTTAATACCAGCATTAGCAAATAGGGCTATGGTTGCAGCCGTATCATTCATTGACAATCCAAAAGTCCTTGCAACTGGGGCAGCATATTTTAGTGACTCTCCTAAATCCAAAACACTTTGATTTGAACTGTTTGCAGTAGCAACTAAAATATCAACTAATTCTGAGGTTTTACTTGTATCAAGGCCAAAGGCTCGCAAATTATTTGATGTAATAGAACCTAAATCAGCAAAAGCGACACCTGTAGCTTCAGCACCTAAAACAATTCCGTTTAAAGATTGACTTATTTCGTTTGCATCAAAACCAGCTCTTGCAAGAACAGTTGCTAACTCTGCAACTTCTTGAGGAGTTCCAGCAGCTACTTGAGCTGTTGCTCTTATACTCTCATCTATTTGAGCAAAATTTGCTCCTCCTCCTTCAATAGCAGCAGTCTTTTTAACTTCTTCCTCATAAGTTGAAGCTCCTCTAACAACACCTCGAATAGCTCTTCCTACTCCAACAGTTGCTAATAGTGAAGCTAATCTTGTTCCAGTACTTGCAGCTTGACCATCTAATCCTTTTAATTTTCTTTTTAAATTATCAATTTGACCGCCTAATCTTTTATATGCACGACCACCAATATTAG